CTGAAAAATCATCTAAAACTGGATATGGCTATCAATGCCTTGATGGATTGCAACGCCTTTCTACAGCAATCGCATTTGTAAATGATGAGTTTACAGATAATAACGACAAACTGTTTCGTGAATTGAAGTCGGAAGAAAAAGAAGCGATTCTCTCTTATACCTTTACACTATACGTTTATAATGAATCGATGACAGATGAACAAGCAGGAGAAACTTTCTGCCGCATCAATAATGCCAACGATTTAAACGACCAAGAAAAACTGAATGCGATTCCTGGTTATGTGTCACAAACAATTCGTAGCCAAGCACGTACTGGTCAGACAACACCTGTGTTACCTATTTTTGAGATATACAAGGATGCCAAAGACACAAAACGTTCTAAGCATGGTTTAGGTATTTTGCCAGGCGTTCGCCTTACCTATGATTCACTACTTGCACGTTGGTATGCAATTGAATATGATAAACAGAGTAATCCAAAAGGTTTAGCATTTCACGGCGCAGCAATTAATAAAATTCTTATTTCTAAACTGTATCACGATAAGGCTCTGAAATCACAATATGATGCTGACGGTAAAGCAATTTACTTGCCAGATTATACATGGGCGCAACCTAAAGAGTTTGCTGCTATTGAAAAAGAAGTGGTTCGCCGTGCTAAGATTGTTTTTGAGTGCATTGTTGCTGATGCTGAACACAACAAAAAAATCTATAGCACACCAGGTAAAATTCATGCACTGTACGATCTTATCTACGTAGTTGAACAAGAGTATGGCAAAAATTCTATCAAAGACTATAAGAAATTTGTACGTGGTGTAAATGCTATTTTAACGACACATCTTTCCGAGAAGAATGGAAAAGATAGTTCGTTGTACTTTCAGCGTTTGCTAGGTTGTGGTTCATCGCATGAGATTGTTGAGAAACTTACATATTTCTTAGATGTGATTCACACCAATCATGAAGATTTTGGTATTGTTTCAATGGATCATGGTAAGATTAGTGATGCCGATAAAATGCAATTACTTATCAAACAAAACTACACTTGCTGGATTGATGAACTCGAAGCATCAATCGATGAATTGGAAGCGGCTCATATTATAGCACGTTCGTTGGGTGGTAAAAATACTCCTGATAATTACGTTTTGGTACGTAAACAGTATAATCGTAATATGGGTACAATGACTCCACAAGATTACAAGCAAAAGTATTTTCCACAACCTCCTGCACTGGTTGTTGAACGATACAAAAGATAAAAACCTTTGCCGTTAAAAACGTTGACACAGACTTCGGTCTGTGTCATAATTGTATTTTAAAGAGAGATGTATCACCTCTCGATTATTGTGTGATACGAACTATGGAGTTATTTTATGTCAGTAACTAAATCCCAAAATGAAAAACTGATTGAGTTTTTTCAGACCGGTAAATCTTTGACAGAAGCACAGGCACGTGCTCGGTATGCTATCGCTAATCTTCCTGCACGTATTGCTGAACTACGTGCAGAGGGCTATAGCATTTACAAGAATAGCACAAAAGAAAAAGGCACTTCTTACAAGTTGGGTAAGCCAACACGTGCCATGATTGCAACTGCATATGCGGTAATGGGCGCACAAGCATTTGCCTAAATTAGTTTGAAACTTTGTGGAGTGGAGACATATATATTATGTGTCTCTACTCTTTTTTATGGATAAATTATGCAAATACAAGTAAACATTGAAGAATTGAGAAAGAACAAACTGTTTGTTGCAACACCGATGTATGGTGGTATGTCACACGGACTGTATGTGAAATCTTGTCTTGATCTACAAACCGTGATGATGCGTTACGGTATCGAAGTAAAATTCTCCTTCCTCTTTAACGAATCACTTATCACACGTGCCAGAAATTATTTGGTCGATGAGTTTCTTCGTACAGACCACACACACATGTTGTTTATCGACTCAGACATTCACTATGATCCGAACGATATCGTAGCACTGATGGCACTTGATAAAGATGTTGTTGGTGGACCATACCCTAAGAAATCTATCAACTGGGCGAACATTGCAGAAACGGCACGTAAGAATCCAGACTTGAATCCGAAAGAACTTGAGAATCTGGTTGGCGAATATGTGTTCAACGTTGTTAAAGGTACGCAACAGTTTCAAGTTTCAGAACCACTAGAAGTTATGGAAATTGGTACTGGTCATATGATGATCAAACGCCATGTATTCGATAAGATGGCAGCAGAGTATCCAACTATCAAATACAAACCTGATCATGTTGGTCAAGCACACTTTGATGGTTCACGTTACATTCATGCCTACTTTGATACGGTGATCGACTCTGTTGATTCTATCGTTGGTGGTGGCTCGGAGCGTTACCTGTCAGAAGATTATATGTTCTGTCAGATGTGGCGCAAGATGGGTGGCCAAATCTATCTCTGTCCTTGGATGAAAACACAACACATCGGTACGTATGCATTCACTGGTAACATGCCAGCGGTTGCACAATATACTGGTAGACTGTGATCGAATATAAGTCTATGCATAATCACAATTTGATGAGGAAATAAATTATGAAATTGTCTAACGACACACTAAATGTATTGAAGAACTTTGCTTCAATCAACCAGAGTATCATGTTCAAAAAAGGTAAGACTTTGAAAACGGTATCTGGTGGTAAGAATGTCCTTGCTGAAGCAACTATCACAGAAGAAATTCCCGCAGATTTTGGCGTATATAATCTGAACGAATTTCTTTCTGTGCTATCCCTTCACAAAGAAGATGCCACACTAGACTTTGATAATGAGAATGTTCTTATCTCAGGTCTAAAAGGTCGCAGTAAAATCAAGTATCGTTTCTGTGCCGCTGGCATGATCGTTGCTGCACCAGACAAAGCAGTAGCAATGCCTGAACCTGAAATTGCTTTTGAGTTATCCGCAGAAGATTTTGATTGGGTATTGAGGGCAGCAAATGTTCTTTCATCACCAAACATCGTTGTTGAATCTGATGGTAGCACTGTCTACGTCACAACAACAGACTTGGTAAACAGTTCAGCACATACTGACTCACTTGAGATTGCCGAAGGTAATGGTGATAAGTATCGCATGTTCTTCAAGACCGAGAACTTTAAAATGTTGGCGGGTGGCTATGATGTACAAATATCTTCCAAAGGTATATCTCACTTCAAACATAAAACACTGAACATTCAGTATTGGATTGCAACTGAATCTGGTTCTAACTTTGAAAAGGCGAAATAATGGGAATGAAAATGTTTACGAATGCATCATCAGCATTCGAGGGTGAATCAATCGCTATCAATTCGGATATCGTGGCATCAGTATTTGAGTTGATTACTCCTGATGAAAATGCTAAACTACAGATGCGTACAGTTATCTTTGGTGTCAATGGTACTGATTGGCATGTTAAGGAACCGTATCTTGAAGTGGTTAATACACTGAACCAAAAAGACTGATTCGATTTTTATTATGATTTATGTGAAAGGTTTTCATGGAACATCTTCTGTGGACAGAAAAGTATCGCCCAAAGACAGTAGAGGATTGTATCCTGCCAGAACGATTGAAGGTACCTTTTCAGGAGTACGTCAACCAAAAGCAGATACCAAATCTTCTACTGACTGGTGGGGCGGGCGTAGGCAAGACCTCAGTAGCAAAAGCAATGTGCAACGAGATCGGTTGCGATTACATGGTAATCAATGGTTCTGACGAGAACGGTGTTGCGACCATTCGAATTAAAATATCAAACTATGCTTCATCAATGTCATTTGCAGGTGGTCGTAAAGTTGTCATCATTGATGAAGCAGATTACCTAACACCAAATGCACAAGCGATTCTTCGTAATGCAATAGAAGAGTTCGCAGCCAATTGTTCATTTATCTTCACCTGTAACTACAAAGCAAAAATTATCGATCCACTTCATTCACGGTGTGCGGTGATTGACTTTGGTATGAAGAATGGTGAGAAGCAGAAGATGGCAGGCGCATTCTTCAAACGTATTCAATCTGTGCTTGAAACTGAAAAGGTTGAGTATGATGATAAAGTAATTGCTGAACTTGTTAAGAAACACTTCCCAGACTTCCGCCGTGTCATCAATGAACTGCAACGTTATGCTCAACTAGGTAAGATTGATATAGGTATTCTTGCTCAGATTGGTGATGTATCATTGACACAGATTGTCAAGTATATGAAAGATAAAGACTTCACGGCTGTTCGTAAATGGGCAGCAACCGCAGAGATTGATTCAACAATATTTTTTCGCAAACTATATGATAATCTTTATGAGATACTAAAACCATCTAGTATACCTGGCGTGGTCATAGTTCTTGCAGACTATCAATACAAGCAGGCCTTTGTTGCAGATCAAGAGATTAATCTGGTTGCCTGTCTAACTGAAATTATGGCTAATGGTGAGTTCAAGTGAGCAATCCATTCGAGTATGTGAATCAGATTCTTCAAGGTAAGAAGCAACTTATCATTGATGAGGCCACAGAGGACGCCTATGTACCTTTCCTAACCAATAGGTCATTGTCTCAGCACAAGGATTGTGTTCTGTTCGCCAATGAGATGAACCAACGTCACAATTTAGACAAAAAGATGCAGAATGACTTTTTGCTAAATACTGTTAGGTCAGTGAAAAGACCATTTGCGAAGTGGGCAAAGTCGGAAAAACAAAATGATGA